TTTCAGTCAGAGTTAAGTAATGAGTTTGCCTCTATGATCTCTATAGGAGCTCAAGCAGATGGAAACCAGGTTGGGGAAAATGCAACAGCATTTTCAGAATTTAATGAAGGGCTACTGGACAGAATAACTCCTCAAAAAATCACCGGTGCAAATACAACAAAAGAGAATACTGAATCTCCAGAAGATAAATTTAAAGATACATTAACTAATATTGATACCGCATTACAGAAAATCTATAAAAATTTTCAAATACAGAAAGACAATATAGAAACTTTAACTTCAGCTAATTCAACTTATGCTTCTTTCTTGTTAGGGTATATCACAAAGACACTACAAGCAACACCCGCACCTTTCTTTATACCTTTTAATTTAAGTTTCACACTTAAAGGTATTGCAGGTATACGAATTTTTGATAAATTATACTTGGAAGATGGAATATTACCTATCTCCTACAGAGGTAAGGTTGCGTTTCTAGCTAAGAATGTCAAGCATGAAATAGCTGCCAACTACTGGACAACCACAGTAGAGACACTAACTATACCTGTAGCCTCCAAAACAACACCTATAAGCGTTACTCTAGGTCCTGCTATCAAAGGCGAACCTCTAATTCAACCATGGCCTGAAGTGAATGATGATCTAGTAGATGCAACCGCTGGAAGTAACGCTAAATCACAGCCCGGCGGTCCTCCAGGAAAAGGCGGTCAAACATTAATTCAGAAAAACACACTAGGTGAAATTTACTATGCCGGACCTACAGAAAAATCTATTATTCTCTTACACCACACTGCCGGTACCGGAACTGCTAAAAACACAATTGCTTTCTGGAATACAGGAACAAACAAAGTATCAACTCACTTTGTTCTAGAGCAGAGCGGAAATTATGATCAACTTTACGATTATAAAGCATGGGGAAACCATGTAGGTATTACTGCTGAACCGTTTAGAAGATTAGGAGTACCGTTCCAAAATTTCAATAAAACTGCTATCGGTATTGAAATTATTAATATTGGACCGTTAGTTGAAAGAAGCGGTAAATTAATAAACACTTACGACGACACAGCTATTAAAAAAGGTACAAAAACTTTAGCACAAGCTAGAAAATATACTCTAGGAGTAGACGCATCTAAGTCAGTGGATGCTAACGGTAAAGAAGCTCCGTATAAAGGGTATAGTTACTGGGAAAAATTCCCTGAATCACAGCTTATAGGACTAGAGAAAATATTAAGAGATATTATTGCTAAAAATCCTAAGTGTAAAATTACATATAACTTTAATGATTACTTCCCACCTCAAGGAACAGAATCAGCAAATGCAATTAAAGGCGTTCCTGGAACCTATACGCATAACTCCTTCAAGCAGGGAAAAGTTGATATTGGACCAGTACCGGAAATTATAGCATTATTAAAACGTCTATCTACCACTGCCCCAGCAGCCACTTCCCCTATCGACATTCTCTTAGAGAATTTGCAAGGCAACGGAGCTTTTTATATCGGATTAGCGAATACAGCTAAACAATTTAACAAAGTAGAGAATGGTAAAGAGGTATCGCCATACCAGGAAGAGATTAATGCTGCAATTTCTGCGATTAATACACTTAAGAACGAACTCACCACAATTAAAAACAACCCAGCAAGAAAAGAAGCTTTAGAAAAACAACTCCAAGCTTCCGACGACGATAAAGGAAAAGGTTGGAATAAACAATACCTAGCTTACCTAGCCTGGAGATTTGGATCTAGAGACTTATTCTGGGGATCAGAAAGTAATAAATTATACCAGTCACCTAACAGTACTGGAGATAGTGACCTAGAAAATGCATGGGAGGCTGAGTTAGATAAGTTTCTAAAGACAGTTAGAAAAGGGTTCCCCATAGCACAAAAACAATTAACCTCAGATCTATAATGCCATATATTCCATTAAGTAGAATCCAGATGAACCTTTACACCGGTGGAGGGGAGTATGCTATAGCACGAACAGGTAGAGAATATATTGGATACTACTACAAGTTATATACCGGGAAAGTATTTACTGGAAACACCCCAAATGATGCTTTCACCGAAGAGCTTACCCCAATTTTTACAAGTAACGAAAATACAACAGATCCAGTTGATAATAGCACAGTGTACATTGCTTTATTTACCGGAGATCCCGATCCACCACTAGTCGGAGATCCAGAATTATTCCCTTGGAATAATAAAAATATTGTTCAGTATTTAAGATTAAAAGGACAAAATCCTAATACTATTCAAGCAAAAAATATGATTCAGAGTTATATACCGCAACCAACTCCGGATGATTATAAGCTTGGACAGTTCTATAGGTACTTTGTAAAGAAGAAAAATGAAAATGTTTACAAAGAAATAAGCCAAGATACCTATAATAAGGTTTTAAAATCAGATAAAACTCTATACAGTAAGTATTATAAACCTTTCCGTTTATTATGGCAGATCTCCGGAAGTGAAACTGATACCGGTCAAGCAAACAGGAAAATGACTCTATATGCTGAGAAGACTTTAAAAATCATAGGGCTTCAACAATTCCTCAAAGAAGACTACACAAAGTTCTATAAGAAGTAGGCTTTCTAAAGATAAATTACTATCTTTATTGAAAGGTTATGTTTTGGCTAGTAGAAACACAGGAGCAGTTTGATAAGTTACAATTCGAATTAGGAAGCGAGATATTCGTTCTACCTATCCGAAAGCATCCGGAGATGCACCCGGGCATTTATGCTCCGTTATCTCTTTACCTAAGAGACATTACCCAACCTAAAGGATTCTTAATTAACTTCTTCCATCCGGAAGCATTACAGTTTGATCCTCTACAGGTTAAGGAATACCTTAAAACGTTTAAGAAAATCTATACTCCGGATAAAAAGACGTTAAACTACACGTATTTTGGAACAAATACTTTTGATTTGAACTTATCAGAGTATAAAGAAGTAAGAAAGCAGACCTACGCTTACAACTTCTTCTCTCAGAAGTATTATGAGGCAGAGGATCTAAACTCAATCATTCCGATAGTAAAGCATTTTGAGCAATGTGAAATAATCTTTGAAGAATATGCTTCAGTAATTAAGAAGTATACTCCGAATGATTATCACGATGATCTTTGTAACGTATTTTGGTTTATAGAAAGAAACGGTTTGAAGGTTAATAGTGCCTTTGAAAGATACTTTGAGTTAAAGAGACCCTTTCTATCCCGCTATAACTCTTATACATTCACTCAATACAACCTCAATACTACAACGGGTCGACCTTCTAATACGTTTAACAGCTTAAACTTTGCGGCCTTACCTAAAGAAAACGGTTCTAGATCGGTTTTTATACCGAGAAACGACTTTTTATTGGAGATTGACTTGACTGCTTACCATCCGACGTTGATTGGGCAGATGGTTGGATACGAATCACCGACCGGTGATATCTACGAAGATTTTGCATTAAAGTACGGAATGGACCGAACAGAAGCAAAAGGATTGGTGTTTAAGCAGTTATACGGGCATATCTTCGATCAATACAAAGACTTTGAATTCTTTCAGTTAACTCAGAAGCTTATTGAGGAAATCTGGAATACATTCTCTAAGACGGGTAAGTATACAGTTCAGGAGACCGGGAAGGTATTTAAAAAAGATGACTTAACTAACATGAATCCTCAAAAGTTGTTTAATTATATTATTCAACATTGGGAAACTTATAATAACGTTGCAATTCTAAAGGAAATCCTTTATATTATTAATAACAGTGAGACAAAATTAGTATTGTATACATATGATGCTTTCTTGTTGGATATTAGTAAACAGGATAAAGATAAGATAAGAGCAATATTAACAGTATTTAACGACAAGAAACTAAAGATAAAAACAAGTTATGGACCAAACTACGACACTTTACAGCCCCTTTGATATTTATGATAGAGAAACTATCAATACCGGAGACGTGAATAATAAGTTATTTTGTACATTCGTACCACTAAATGAAGTGGATTCCTTTGTAAAAGGCATCACCAGCGAATATACTATTTTATATAATAAAATTTTTATATTACATATTAAAAGCAATGATGAGTACGTTTGTACTTATAATGTAGATCAGCCCAACATTAATAACATTCCAGAGAATACAATCCTGGTGCATAGAAAAAAGGAAACAAATACCTTGTATACTATCAATGCTTTAAATGAATTGATCAAAAGCCTCAATGAAGGAATCGTTGATACGAACTTCAGAATCAATTGGCAGCATTACAAGAATACAATTCTGCTGACTCAGCAAGGAGATCTAAAACTCCTTAGAACAAAGATCTACGATATAGTAGAACTTTAAGTTGCCTCTCTAAGGTAATCTTCGTATATTAATATAAATAAAAGTTATGAAATTTAGAGCAGAAAACAACGAATGGCATCACGGCTTTCAAATGGACTTCGCTAACGGATGTACTATTAGTGTTCAATTTAGCAAAGGCAATTATTGTGATGAAGGTAAAACAACCGCCGAAGTAGCGGCCTGGAACAGCAATGGTGATTGGATGGTCTGGTATGGTGATAACTGGGTTGTATTAACTGATGGATATACAGACATTATGACTCACCAAACAACAGATGATGTTGCAATGATGATTAGTGAATTAGTTAAATTGAAATAATATGGTTATATTTTTATTAATAGTAGTGATACTTTACCTAGGTGCTATAAACGATAAGTTAAAGAAGTAATGAGTCCACACCAAAAAACAGCATTAGAACTTATACATGATTACTATTTCATGTTACCGAACAACGGTTCATTGAATAGTGGTATTAATAGCTGTGAATCACGTTATAAAGAAGCGATTGAATGTGCTTTAGTAAGCCTTAAACGACTTATTTTAACATTAGAATTCATATCAGTAGAATCAAATGATCCTAGGATTATGAGTAGAATTAATTTTTATGATGAGGTACAAGCCGAATTATATAAAATAAAAGAGGGTAATGGCGGTGTATCATTTAATGAATTAATAGAGGTATTTAAAAAATAATAATATGAAACGAGCAGAAATACACCCTAATACTTTCCTTTTTATGGAGGTAGCAGAAATAAAACCATCACTCGATATGGTACTCCACACAGAAGAACCAGGTTCAGAAATACTAACGTTTGACTTTAGAAAAGCAGCAGAAGAATTCTTTGAGGTATGGGGAGATGAAACGTGTGATTTATTTAGAGAACAATTGATCAAGGTGATGCAAGAAAATACACTCCCTTACAGGAAAAACTTAACAACGAACAATGATAAGTAAGATTAGAAACAAATGGTTTACAGCTAACTTTGTACTTCGTCACAGATGGGAAGACGGAGATTATACCGATTATGAACTACGTCAGCTGAAAAGCACATTAAAGTTAGGTGTGTGGGCAAAAACATATGAAGCAGTCGGCAAAAGAAAAGGTACTCCTAAAGAAGTATTTAATAAGAATAACCATGTTAGAGTTTACATGATTGGACTAAACCTTATTGTGTGTAATGTATGGATGGATATCAGCAGACCAACATTTGGAAGTTAATATGAGCAACAATAAACAAACAACAGACACGACATGGGATGAATACGGCAATCCAAAACCAAAGCTAACTGGATTATCAAAGATACTTTGGGGCGATAGTAGTACATGTAGTGTTACATTTTATCCTAAAGATGATGATCAAGCAATGATCGACTACAATAAAATGGAAGAGGAATGGGAAATGGAAAACTACAACGAAATGAAAGATGAGCAACAATAAACAAAGTTGCAATTCAGAAATAAATTACATATATTAATAACAAACAATTATGGATATCAATTCAATCAAAGCAAAGCTAAGCGCTTTGCAAACTCAGCAAAGCCGTCCTTCCGGAGAGGCACGTAAGAATGTCTTCTGGAAACCTGCCGTGGGCAAGCAAACAATTCGTATTGTACCTTCTGCGTACAACAAATCAAATCCTTTCTCGGAACTATTCTTCCATTACGGAATTGACAAAAACCCAATTATCTCTCCTACTAACTGGGGTGAGACTGATCCGATCGTTGAATTTGCAAAACAACTACGTCAATCAAAAGACAAGGAATCTTGGAGATTGGCTCGCAAACTCGATCCTAAAATGAGGGTATTCGTACCCGTTATCGTTAGAGGTGAAGAAGCTGAGGGCGTTAAGCTTTGGGGCTTCGGTAAAGAGATCTACATGGAATTACTTTCTATGGTAGAAGATGAGGACATCGGGGATTACACCGACATCGTTTCAGGTCGTGACTTGAATTTGACTACAGTGGGTGCTGATACTACCGGAACCGGTTTTAATAAAACTACCGTTCGTGCACGTACTAAAGAGTCTACTTTGACCGACGATGATGCAATGTTGCAAACTATTTTGAAAGATCAACCAGATCCTTTGAAAGTATTCTCTAGAATGTCTTTTGATGACATGAAATCAGTATTGCAGAAATGGTTGGCAGTAGACGAAGAAGGAACAGAAGGTTCTATTATTTCTGAGCCTGCCTCTAACTTTGATGGCGGTAAAGCAGCAGCTCCTGCTGCCGAAGAACTTCCTTGGAAGAAGCCTGCAAATCCTTTCACTCTAGAGACTCAAGGTAAGAAAGTAGAATCAAAAGCCGACAAGTTCGATTCATTATTCAACGACGACGATAACGATTTACCTTTCTAATAGACAATGGCTAAGAAAGAAAAAGCGTCGTTAACGGAGGCCGTGTCGGCAGAACTTAAGAAAGGATTCTCTTTAGATAAATTCAAAGAGAAGAAGCTCCTTAAGAGCAACGTTAAGTTTAAAAACCAGGCATGGATTCCTCTATCGGCTGCATTCCAAGAAGTAACTTCTATTCCTGGAATCCCAATGGGCCACATTGTAATGCTGAGAGGTCATTCCGATACAGGAAAGACCACGGCATTGCTTGAGGCAGCAGTATCGGCCCAGAAAGCAGGCATCCTTCCAGTATTCATTATCACAGAGATGAAATGGAATTGGGAGCATGCTATTCAGATGGGTCTTCAAGTAGAGCAGTCAGTTGATGAAACAACCGGTGAAGTTCTTGATTACGGAGGATTCTTTATCTACGTTGATAGAGAGACTTTAAATACAATCGAGGATGTTGCTGGATTTATTCTAGACTTGATTGACGAACAGAAGAAAGGAAGTCTACCTCATGACTTACTATTCCTATGGGATTCAATCGGTTCAGTACCCTGTGAACTTTCAGTACGTTCTAATAAGAACAACAACGAATGGAATGCAGGTGCAATGTCAACTCAGTTCGGTAACGGTGTAAACCAACGCATTGTAATGTCTCGGAAAGAGTCTTCTCCTTACACTAACACATTAGTAGTAGTTAATAAGGTATGGACTCAGAAGCCTGAATCACCCATGGGTCAACCTAAGCTGATGAATAAGGGCGGCTTTGCAATGTGGTACGATGCAACGTTCGTTGTAACGTTCGGTAACATCATGAATGCAGGAACTTCCAAGATTAAAGCAATCAAGGATGGTAAGCAGGTAGAATTTGCCAAGAGAACTAATCTCCAGATTGATAAGAATCATATCAACGGAATTACAACTCGAGGTAAAATCATTATGACCCCTCACGGATTCTTAAACGATGACGAAAAACAGCT